GGATCTCAGGGTAAACCCTTTTCCTGACAATGATCACAGTGTCAGTTTCTCTCCACTCTTGATACCCGGTAGGGCTACTACTCGTAGGCATAACCGTAAGTAGGGCCACCCAGGTTTCCGAAATGACAGGGACGGGACTACCCGTAAATCTACGAAGAAACTTGTCAGATTCTCCGTGAGACTTACCCATATTCCCGCCCCCCTGAATCGCTAACTACTAAGCGGCATTGTCAACGGAAGCAACACGGACAATGCAATCACCATCCATGCGGAGACCATTCATGCCAACCTGATGCCACATTTGCAATGAGTAACCACGTTCTGGAATCTCATCGAAACGAACTTCCATACCCGCATTCATACCGAAGATTCCACACGCCGGGGTGTAGAAGTAGGCATAACGGACAGCATTCGTCCCGTCACCCAGGCTGAGTGTTGTCACTCCACCGTTACTGCTAATCGGGACATCTAGCGTCACCTGTGGAAGAAGGTTGCTCAACCGGAACTCAAAGCCCATGAACACGAATGCCGTGCCCTGGAAGAGAGGTTTACCTTCATTGAAGTCAATGCTGGTGAAGCGGGTGTCGTCCGCATCTGCCATGAGGCTATAGAACTGGTTTGGGTGTAGCACACAGATGTATGGCATACCCGGCATCAAGGCGTTGTTCGCATCCAACTTCTGTCGGGCACGGATCAACTTCTCAACATTGAACTCAGTTACAGAAGCACCAATATCGGTGTTCGCCTCTGTCGCCATCGCTGCCGCCCCATTGGCACGGGTCATTGCTGTTTCCCCACCTAGAGCGACAGTGCCGGAAGCACCCGTCACGAATGTAACCAACGGTGTGGTATCCGACTTTGAGGTTGCATCGGTCTTTGCTAACTTGCAACCGATCTCAAGGCCTTCATACGCATCGTATGCTTCAACGGCAAATGTCGTGGCATTGACCTTGAACGATCCAGTAGTCGCAGTTCCATACCCAGTAGTGGTATTGGCTGTAACACCAGCACCAGTACGAGTCTGGACAAGAACTGTCTTCGAGAGTGCGTCCAGAATCAGTTGGTCCTTCTTCTGGTTGAAGATCGCAGCGATATTCGCAAGGTACATTCCGTCAGGAGCGATGGCCTTTAGAAGACCAACCTCGTCACGGGGATCAAAGAGTTCAGCATATTCAAACCACTGAGGTTCGATGAGCCTACGCTCTGAATCGGTGGCACCATACGCATTAGCAGTCGTACCGTCTCCCCATTGCCCGAAACGTTCTCTTGTCTTGAGTTTGGAAACGTCATGCTTGAGGTACTTATCAAAGGACTTTACTTCGCCTTCGATAGACTCGTTCATGAGGGTGTCGGAAAGAAGTGAATCAAATTGTTGGATCTGGAGTCTAACCAGATCTGTGTATACCTGCTTGTACAGGTTGGAAACACTATAGGCACCAGAGGGATCAAATAGATTCCCTCCGTCACCAGTTAGGTTTCCAAGGTCGTTCATCGCCATGATGATAACCCTTTCATTGACAACTGTTACATTGTCGAAGAGTTATCGGTTATCCGGCTCCTCTTGGCTTGTACGTAAGCCCACATCCGGCAGTCTTTCCTGCTGTCAATCCGGCCTCTCGGTTATCAGATAAGACAATTAATCACCCTTGGTAACTAATTGTCAAGTTATTTCTTGTTTTTCTTGCGTTCGTCACGCTTCTTCTTCGCCGCCGCCCTCTTCTCTGCGGCCGCCTTCTTCTCTGCCGCCGCCTTCTTCTCTTTGACTGTTTTCTTCTTATTCTTTGGGTTCTTCAACTTCTTCTTGGGCATCGCCTTGGGGGCCTTGAGTTTCGGTGTGCTTGTTCCTACTCCATCCAACCCTCCAGGTGGGGTTCGAGGGGGGACAGTAACTGGACGTGGTGGCAACTTTGGCCCTATTATAGTTGGTGGTGGATCAAGCAGATGAAGCCGTTCGAACGTTTCTTGGTTTGAAGGCATAGGGCTTCGCTTTACCCTTGGCTTTATTACATCTGGTCGGGGAGCAGCCCTCCTCGCCCCACGCAAAAGCGTACCGCCAATCTTACCTGCCCCACCAAGTGCCGCAGTTTCAGCAATGAAGCCTACGACAGCCTGTAACTGACCTTTAGGGTCATCCTTTAGAGGATGAAGAGTTGAGGATTGATTACCAAGCATATCCGGACCCGGAGAAGAGTGGATACTTCGACCACCTTGCCCAGTCTGCTGGTTAACACCAGATGGGATACGTCCAATTTTGGCATCGTTGAATAGGCTCTGCATCTTGCGTTTTCTGTCCTCGTCCTCGAAAGTACGACTCAACTGTTCCGTTGTCATATTTTTATAAGGGTCAGAGTACGGACTAGGGATATCAGACATTCCAGGATGGTCAACCTTGGTGCTGAATACTCCTCGGATAGTCTCATCGACAGTGGCTAGGCCGAGTGCAGCAGTTCTTCCTCCTGGATTATGGTGGGCACCCGTCGCCTTTTTAATAACTTTGGCTCTACCATCGGGCTTGCTTCCGGAAGGTCGGGGACCACTTAAGTGCTTCATGCCGGGAGTATATAGATTCCCCTGCCCACCTTTAGTCTTCGGTGTCGTCTTGGAGGGAGGGGGTGCCTTCCCTCCCTGCGTGTACATGTCAGGAATGACAGCCGGACCTATAGTGCTAGTCGCACCCCGTCGGACAGCAATGGGGGAATACAAAGGAGAACTCTTATGCTCGGCCCCACCGCCCTTGTATCCATAACCACGCCTACCAGGAAGGGATTGCAAAACCTGATCACCTGGGAGGATATTGGTGGTCCATGTAGCACCGTCATGATTTAGTTCCTTCTTCTTCTTCTTAGCCATTAACTTCCCCTAACCCACGAACTATCGGGCTGTAACCTTGGATCTGACATGCCATTGAAGCCATCTTCTGACAGTTGCTTCTGGATGGTCATGAACTCAGAATAATGCTCGTCGTAGTCTGGGTGACGACTATTGTAGATCGCTCCCAGTTTCGCCAACTTCCTCGCCCTAGCAGCCAGAGAGGAATGGTCTGTTCCAAAATCGCTACCTCCAACGCTGTTCGGAACCGCTCCATCTGCCATGTTCATTCCCATCTTAACCATGAAGTCCATTACTTCAGGATGGTGACCCATCCCAGTTATATTAAAAACCCTATCAAGTTCAGGGTTGTCCTTTATCACCTTAGCATAGGCTCGCTCTGCAAGGGCAGACTTTGTTTCGAATTGATTACCGTACTTCTCCCTTGCGGCTTCTTGCCATGCCTTGACTGACTTGGCTTGCTCCGTATCGAGATTGGACTTGCGGTCCTTCTCAAGTTCAAGGATTGGAGCAATAACCTCCTGCCACTGATCTACCGACACCCCTTTGAGGAAGGCGTTTTTCCTAGCCGTTGAAAGAGTGCCACTCAGTTCCTCGTTTGTGCCTTCTGGGACAGGGTATCCATCATGAGATTCAGGGGCACCAAGTCCCCTATAGAAAGAACTCCACTCTTCTGGAGTTGACGAATCGCTCGGAACCCTACTGCCCTCACCCATCTTCTTGCTCAGACTGTGGTACGACATAGCCAAATCCTCTACTGAGGAAAACTTGCCAACCAAAGCATCTCGACCCTCCAGGTCTGCTGGTAGGGATTCATCCAAACTACTCATTCGTAACATCCTCTCTGACTCGCTTGCCCTGTCGGACCAAGGCTTCAATCTTGAAATAGGCTGCTCTAGATCCCTGCCTTTTAGCAAAAGCAATCGGATCTATATGATGCCGTTCCACACGGCCAGCCGCCTCTAGGTCTTTATTCAGGATCTCTTCCGGCTCAAGAGTCTCTTCTGCATGGAGTACCTTCTTCAAGTAGTCCAATACTCTTTGACCCTTTTCGGTCTTGAAGATCTCTTCAGTCTCAACCAAGAAAATCCTTTCTTCCTTACTGAGCATCGACACTCTTTCCTTGTTGCGGTGCCCTTTGTCTAGGTGCCCTTTGCTGCGGTGGACCCTGCTGCGGTCCGCCTTGTTGCATCGCAGCGACTTGCTGCATTTGAGCCATACGCTGTTCCACCTGTTTCTGCTCTGCCCTCGCTTGCCTGATCGCACTTACCTCTTCAGGACTCCTGAGTATCTGGGCAGGGACATCACTGACCCTAGCGTCATAGTTAGTCGCTTCACTCGAATTCAAATCGTCAAGCCAGATAGGATCCTGCGTAACCTGGAACAATGCTAGTCGCCGCTCCATGAATGCCTGAACCCTGGTTACTCCACTCTGGCGTTGAGCAGTGAAGAAAGGTGACTGATATACGATCTCGAAATCAGCGTCAGGAGCCATTTCCTGTAAGTAGTCCAACTCAGGAAGGGAGCCAGCACGGTACATAATGTCAATGACAGATTGGATCAATGGATCCAGGAACTCATAGTTCACCGTATCAGCAGAGGCCGATAGACGAGACAAC